TTAACTGCTACAACTGCCATTTTCCTTTACTCCCTTATTCCGCGCAGAGGATGTCGACGATCTTCTTCTCTTCCGTGCGCGTGGCACCGAAGGTACCCATCAGATAGATCTGATACGGGTGCGAAGACAGATCACGACGCTGCGTGATGTCAGACATGATGTCATTCCACATACCCAAGTGAACGCCCGAGGGCACCCACACAGGGCAGCGACGATGGCTCGAGCTCGTCGGCAGACGCTCGGTGTGGATGAAGTTGATGCCCAAGAACTGCATCACCTTGCCATCCTTCATCACCGGAGTGTCGCTGTTGAAGTCGCTCGAGACCACTTGGATCTGGCCCAAGAGATCGTCGTGCTGCTCGGCAGAGATGGCGCAATACACCGGCTCCGCATCGAGGTCGACTTCGTTTTCCATCAGGATGCGACGAGCTTCGCGCAGCTTGTCGACCGTGAGACCCACGTTGCCAGAGGCAGCGTAGTTCACAGCAACGCGCTGGTTCGACGTATCGAAGCCCGTGGTCGTGCCACCAGCCTCACCCGTCTTGTTGTCGCCGAGCATACCGCTGATGATCACATCGTCCATCGCACGGCCCATCGCGTAGAGACCGTTCTGCGCATAGGCAGACTGCGGGTCAGCGAGGAGACGGAGCTTGTCGAAGTTGTCGATCAGGTCGGCCCAGTCAAAATCCTCGGGGAACACCCAACGACGGTTGTTCGGGGTGTTGACCGGGACGATCGGCTGGTAGCGGGTCGAAACCGCACGAGCAGCGGTAGCACCGTACTGCGTGACGACTTCAGACGCCTTGCCCTTGTACGAACCAGTCTGCACAGAGGTGCGCAGCTTGGAGCCCTTTTGCTGCAAAAGCAGCGAGATGTTAGTGCCGTACTGTACGGCATAAACTGATGCAATATTATCGGCCATGATAGCCCTCCAAAAAAACTAAATATGTAGTGTTTCTCGGATAGCTTGTCCGTTGCCGGGGCCAAATCCTTGCGGGTTACGCTCCCGCCATTCGTTCGTCTTTCCGACTGTCAGCGGGGTCTTGCGACTTGCCCGATCCTAAAAAAGAGACCCGAGATTTCTCCCGGGTCTCAATGCCTGTCGGCTCTCTAGGAGATACGCGCGAATCATACTCCCGCGCGTACCACACTAGCAACTAGTCTGTAAACAGCTCTGGGTTCGCCATACGCTGCAATCGCATCATCTCCTCGATTGCACCCTGACGTACCTTCTCGTCTCGGTTCATGTAACGACCCATGAACTCCTGATCAGCGAACATTCCAGCGATCTTGTTCTTGGCTGCCTGCGGGGTGAGCGCACCGCCAGTCGTCCCCTCGGCGGCTACGAACGTGCCCTCCGCAAACGACGCGCCGATGGAATGGAACAGCTTCAGCATCGGCCCGGTGCCGATCGCCTCCTCGAGCCGCTCTAGAGAGTCGGCGTCGATACCGGCATCTGCACCAAACTTCGCCACAGCCCGCTTGGCGAGCTCGACGTTCTGATCAGCCGCGGCACCCCATTCCCGGCGCAAGGCGGTGAACTCCTCCTCGGACTTGGCAAGGAACGACTCGCGCTCCATCTCTATCCGCTTGCCGGACGTTTCGTTCCACCACTCGGCGAGCCCCTTGGCTTGCTTGCTTGTCAGCCCAAGCTCATGCAGGACGGGAGAGACCGCCTGCGCGAACGAGCCATCATCTCCTTCCGGTACTGGCAACTCGTACTTGTCGGCGCTCTCCGGGCGTCCTAGGCGGTTATAGACGGCACTCCAACCCTCGGCATCGTCATCCGACTTGGGGGCAAGAATGGTGCGCCCAGCCTTGTCGGCACCGAATACCTTCTCGAGATTTTGGTAGGAGAGCAGCGCGTCGGCTGGCCCCTTCCATCCCTTAGCCTTGACTAGTTCACCTAGTTGACTAGCCGTGCCTTGGTCGATCCCTTCCGGCGCGTACCACGCGGGAGCCGCTGCCGGAGCAGTCGGGTTGCCTGCTGATGCAGACCCTTGATCGTCACTCATCGATGAATTCCTCTTGCAGATTGGTCAAGGTCTTTTCGTCCAGTTGCAGCGCCTCGACAATGAGCTGCACCGTTTCTTGTCGGCCAACCATGCGACCGACCTCGAACATATCCGTCGCGCCTGTTTTGTCCGATGCGACCGGGGGCTTCCCGTAACGGCTGAACCGCTTCAGATGGGCAATGATGATCTGGCCGTCTTCGGACAATTTGTTGGTCTTGCCGTCGATAAGCGCCCGCTTGTAGGCACGGGAGCGGAACATTACTCGAGCGATTCTCGAGCGCATCACAGAGATCATGCTCGGCATCAGCGCTTCCTCAACCAAGTCAGATATTCAGCGCCTTCCTCTGGCTCCCACCAGACCTTGACCATATCGGGATGGTTGTCCGGCAACAGAGGGTTGATCGTCGTCAGCCCGCAAGGCGAGAGCGCGTTATCGCGGAACCCTCTCTCCTTGGCGTAGCGGTCGTAAACCTTGTAGCTAGCGACCTTCATCAAGTGCATCGTGATACCCGAGATCGGGTCTTTCAGCACCGAATAGGCGCTTTCGTGCTTATGGCCTGCGACGTAGATGTGATCGCGCGTACCGAGCATTGCGGCCTTCATCGGGCCGTGAGCCGGATTCCAGATTGACGATCCTGCGTGGTCGTGGCGGGCGTTCACACGCACCTCGCGCCCGTTCGGAAACTTCAGCGCTATGCGGGCCTCGGATGACTTGTACAACGTGCTTTGCTGTTTTGCGATCCACTTGATGGGGTCTCCAGATCCAGACCACATATCGTGATTGCCACCGATCATATACAGCCACCGGCAGCGATCGATGAACCATTCGGCTAGACGCCAAGCCTGCGAGGCCGACGTAGCCTGCTCGCCGTAAAGCCTTGCTAGACGACCCACCCAGTTGTTGGTCGTATCGCCCACATTGCAAGCGAACAGCCCTTCGGTGCGATTGCAGAGGTCTGTGTGCTGCTCGAGCGCCTCGATGTCGGTGCCGTCATCGTCAACGTGCGGGTCGCCAAAATGCAGCAGGCCGATCGGGCCAGCAATCTTGATGCGAATCGGGATGAGCTTTGACGCCTCTTCATGCTCGCGCTTGTGGGCAAACTTGCGCTTGCGCTGCTCGATTAGCTCGTCGATGGATACGTCGTCGTCTGGCAGAGGCGTGAACTCAAACTCTTTCTCGACTGGCGTCTGACGTCCGGGCTGGTATGTCGAGACTGGAATCGACGCACCCTGCGCCTTCATGCGCTTGAGGCGGTGCAGGAACGTGCGCTCATTGAGCCCCAGCTCCGCGGCTGCTACCGCCCGTATCCCATTGTGCTTGCGTAACGTCTCGAGTATCTGTTCGTCTGTTGCCTTTGCGGCTACCACAGCATCACCTTTTGCGAGTTACTTTGATGCCGAGTTCCTTTCGGCGCTCTGCTGTCCGGACATCGTCCCTAACAGCAGTCCATTCCAAATGCCCGTCAACGAGCCTGTATTGTTCTTTGTGGGTGAGCGCGCAATCGCAGCACTCGGTGTAGGTGTATCCCTTTACGCGGTACCAGATTCCGTCGTACATCTGGACGACAGGTACATTCGCATCTCGTCTTGCCTTCGAGCCACCAGCCCGGGCAGAACCTTCCCGCCGCCTTTTGTCCATTTCATGAACTCCTGCGCGGCTCCCCAAAAGTCACCGCGGTTGTGTTTCATGCGCAACGAAGAGCGCTGCAGATTTCCGAGGCCCACGTTGAAAGAGAAGGAAACAAGGCTGTCGAACTGGCCTTGACGATCAGCAGCAAAAGCGCAATATCGGGCCACGCCACGCTCAAATCGCGCAAGGTCTTTAGCAAGTAGATCGTCCACTTCAGCCATAGACCAAACACGGTCGTCCTCGGGTTTTAGCGGATAGTCCCGGCGCAGAGGAAAGTTGCCATTGTCTGCCGTTCTGACCACCGGCAACCGTGCCTGCTCCGGATACAGAACATGGCCGACTCCCACCGTCCACAACTTGGCGGGGCAAAGATACGGTCGCAGGCGAACTCCTTCGTGATGCTTGATCGCGGCGAGCGCCTGCTCGCTTATGTTCATTTCTTAAATGCTTGCGTCCCAAACCAAAATGCAATGATGCTCGAAAGAATCAACATTTCATCTTCGCTGAACACATTTTCCATAGCCAAGGCAAACGGGATGCCCGTGCTATATGCGTACCATACACCAGTTGCATTCAAAACAACAAGTTCCAGCACAAAGATATAAGTCACTACAGGTCTGACAGAAGCCCGCAGATTGATGATCCATTGGCTGGCGCCTTTGCCGATTTCCATGTCGTGGGCGTACAGAGCCGAGCGCTCCTGCGCCTGCGTCTGCATGGCTACCTGCTCGGATTTGATCTCTTCAACTCGCTCCTGCGAGGCAAACCCCTTGGCCGCCATCTCAAGTTCTTTCTCCTTCTGGATGCGCAGGATCGAAAGCTCATGCGACTTGTCCTGCTTATCTTGGAAGAAGTCGAGAATCTTCGGGAGGCCGCCAGCAAGGAACGACAGGAAGGTTGAGAGCATTGTCATCATTTGGCGCGCTCCTCGAGCAGTTTGGTTCGCACTTGCAAATCATGGATATCGTCCATGATCTCGTCTTTCAGTTGCTGTCGCCGAGACGCACTAACTGGGCTGTCAGTCGGCACGCCGTCTTCGGTGATCAGAATCGGGATCTTGCTCTCAATAGCGATCAGCCGATTGTTGAACGAGGCAATCTCCGTCAAAAGCCAGCCGACCGCGGCCAACAGAACCGGAAACAGCATATCCACAATTTTCTGCATATTCATTTATCGGCCTTCTTGTTCAGCAGGTCGAATAACGTTTTCATTTTGTCCTCGAGGACAGCAACGCGCAGATCCAGCTTTGAAAGCACAATAATCAGCGTGATCATCGCAAGGATCACGGGCCATGCTCGAGTAAAGATCTCAAAAAGATCCATGCTATTTGTCCGCTTTGGTGGTCGAGAGCTGGTTGATCAGATTGAAAATGTCGTCAAGGGTTCGGCGAATGTGCTGCACATCGTCCCGGTAGTCAGCTTTGGTGACGTACATATGCGGCAGATTGCGCACATCCCGGTCGAGCTTCTCGATTGAGCGGGTCAGGCTATTTAGAATCCAGCCGACCATGAAGCCAGACGCGCCGACCAGAATGTTGAACATCATCTGCGCATCCATCGTCACACTCCCGGAACTGCTCTACGCGGGGCCGATGCCGCGATCTGCTCGGCCTTGGCAAATCGTTCGGCGGCTTGGCCTGCGATCGGAGCGGCAGCCAGCAACTGCTCTGTCTGCTGCTGTTGCGCGTCCTCGGCATCCATCGCCTCGAGCTCCTCGTCGGTGCGCAACGCCTTGGCAGGCACACCATTGGCCTCGGCAATCAGCTTGATGGCCTCATCCGCATTGATGCGGCGCAGGACAGACATATCGCCAGAGACCTGTGCGACCGGCAGCATCGCCTCAATCGTGCGCAGGATGCCCGCGGCCTCTTCAGTCTTCATCAACCGAGCGAGCGGCCCCTGATACTTCGGCAGGATCTCGACACCGGATGACAAGTAGTCGAGCAGGACAGGCGGCGGCTCCGGCAGAGCAAAGCTCGCCGAGAGCAGGTCGAGCTCGCGGTCGATGATCGGCCCCAAGAACTCCGACTGCTGGCGACCCATCGTCGGCCCGAGCAGAGCACCCTTCTCCTGCGCGCGCTGCAACACTTCGGTCGCAGTCATAGCCCGCGGTTCTTCGACAAGGATCTGGAACAGCGTCACCAAGAACGAGTCGTTCACGGCGCGGCGCTTCTGGTCTGCCATCTCGATGCCGATCGGCAGGTTGCCGCCCGTCATCAGAGGCTGCACCAGCGGCGTACCGTCGTCACGGAGGTACCCGTAGTTCAACGCATTGGGGCGCACAGAGAAGGCATTCAATGCCCCCTCTTCCGTCAGAATGAGCGGCGGATCGACCATGCGGTGCGCCATACGGAGCATGGTCTTTTCCATCTCTTGCAAGGACTTGATGTCGGCCAGAGCCTCCATCGCAGGAGAGCGCCCATAAATCTCGCGCGGGCCGGTAACGTACCGACCGACCGCATACGGCATCACCCGGTAACCGCTGTCCTCGAGCAGCACCTGCCCTTCTCGAGAGACGTAGCGCGACAGGTAACGCATACCGTCAGCGCCAGCCATGCCTTCTTTGTAATCCGTGTTCGGGCGAACGCAATGCACAAACTCAAACATCGTGTTCGGCGCGCTCTTGGCCTGCTCAACAATTCCACGCGGCAGCTTGTCAACCCAGCCCGGGATCTGGATTGCTTGACGCGCAGAGAGCTGGAACGAGCGATAGACCGTATCGACGCGGCCAACGTGGTCGAGATCGATGACAAGCTCCGAGAGCGGGATCGCGCGGTATCGCAGCGTGACACCCGGCACTTCGTCGATGAACATCGCAGACGTACCGAATGCGCCGAGGCTCATGTAGCACTCAAATGCCTGACTCGCAAAGTTTGCAGTCGGCGAGTAACGCTGACGGAACATGACGTCTCGCAGCGTGTCGCACCAGCGGCGCACAGCGATGTCGTCATCGAGCTCTGGGATGCCGGTATGCAATCCGTGCCAGAGCTGCGTCGCAGGCGTCAGCATCGAATCCATCGCAGCAGAGAACCGCGGCAGAGCGCGTTGTGCAGTCGAGTCGAAGATCTTCTCTGATCGCTTCTCGCCCGGTGTACGCCAGCCAGTCATCTCGGCCATCGTCGGCCAGACTCGCTCGGCTACTTCCTGCCAATGCTGTTCCCATGTGCCACGAGCGCCTTTGAGGCGGTCATAGCCCTCTAGAACTTCGGATGCTCTTGAGTCAGCCATTACACAGGCGCTCCATCAATAGTAATAGGGTCACCCGCAACCGCTACAGACGGCTGCGTATCTACAGGCATTGGCTCCAAAATCATTTCCGGTACTTC